GGGTCCACGCCTCCTGTCCGATGTTCGGGTTGGCGTTCGGACCGGGCCCGGTGAACGCGTAGATCGCCGTCTCCTTGAACACGACAACCGTGGAGTCTACGAGACCGATCGCGACGATCCCGCCGCCGTAGGGATCGCAGCGAAGCGATAGCCGCTGCACGGTCTCGACCGAGGTCTCGTCGGCGAGCTCCTGGCTATAGCGCACGAGATTCGGATCCGCGGAGTCGGTCCAGAACAGTCGGCTCTTGCCGCCAGCGATGGCGCCACCACCGAACGTGGGCGGGTCGTTGCTGAGGATTCCTCCGTTCGTGTAGAGCGGCTCCTTGGTGAGGAGCACGGCGTCTGTCATGGCGTCGGTGAAGCTGATCGTGTCAGCGGTCGGATCGTTGAGCTTGTAGCCATTGGTTCCGGCGACGGTTGGATCCACCGACGAGACCCGATAATACGGAATCGCGTCTGGGTCGCCGGTCTGGTTCGCTGGCGAGCGAAACACGCCGATTCGGACGCGGGTCTTGGCGGTGAGTCGATACGTCGGGATCACCAGCGTCACGGTCGCCGGCGCGGCGACAACGACGATAAACGGCACCGAGACCGCGCCGCGGTGGAGCTCGCCCTGTGCGTCGATCTCCTCGTAGAGAATCTTATAACCGTAGGTACCGACGCCGATCCCGCCGATCTCCGAGTATAGCCCGAGCGCAATCGGCTCGGGCGCCGTGTGGAAGTCCGCCTCTGCCCAGCGCTTGCCGTCGTAGTGCTGCATGCAGGCCGACGCGAGGTAGAGGCCGCGGCCGAGCTTGGCGGTCTGCCACGCCGCGGCGCTGTCGAAGTCGAGCGTTGCGAATCGGATCCCGACCTCGCCGAATCCACCCGCGGTGCCGGCGAGCTGGATGCGATAGAGCACGGGGAGCGCATGCTTGCGGCTGGTCACGCGCTGGACCTGCGCGACATGCGTGCGAGTCGGCAGCCCTGGCGATTGGCCGGGCACGAGACGAGCCGATGCGAACGTGAGCGGCGCTGCGAGCTCGGCCGACATTCGGATCACGGCGACGTAGGAGAAGAACGGTACGGCGTGAACGACCGGCAGATACGCAATGCCGCCATCGCAGAAGGCGTGCGCCACGATGCCGTGACCGCGCAGGGTTGCGGTGCTCGAGGTGGCCAGCGCGGAGCTCGCCGCGCCGTACTGGACGAGGTTGGTATCGTCGGACCCGCCGCTGACCTCGCCGGCCCACCAGATCGCGAGCGCGGCGCCGTTTGGCAGGTCATAGGCGAACGCGCTCGAGCAGCGAAGCCATGTCGATGGCCCGGCGCTGAGCGTGCCGGTGGCGAGTGACGACAGGTCCGACGTCTGAAGCATCCTGGCCTTGAGCGCGGAATCCGCCCAAACGACTGCCGCGCGCGCCGCGCCGATCTGATCCCACGAGATCGCGAGCGGACCGGTTGGAGTCTCGGCGTAGGTCACGATCGTCGGCAGCCCGACGACTGGCGCACCGAGTACGCCGGACGGATGCAGATACCCGACGCGATGACCGCCGCCGGCCTGCGCCCACGTCATGATCGCCGGGCTGTCGGCGTTGAACGTCGTTGGATCGGCGTCATAGACCGGGTTGGTAGCCGACAGGTCCTCGGTGAGGATCACCGGCACCGGCACCACGGTCGGCGTGACGGGATTGACGACCGCACACCAGATCCGATTATTCGACGGCACCGCGTAGAGCACCAGGACGTTGCCGCCGCATGCGACGCAGCGCGGACGCTGGCCGGAGGCGTCGAGTTGCCGGGGCGCGACGATCACCCGCTGGGATGCGGTGTTGAGCACCGAGAACCATACGCCGCCGATCGAATCCTCCCATGCCGCGACGCTGATGCCGCGATTCGCAGCGACGTCTGGCATCGACTGCTGTGTGCCAGTCCGCGCGATTGGCACGTCGGCGACCACGACGGAGTCCACCGGGCCGCAATCAGACCACCGATCCGTGGTGTCGAGGTAGCTGTAGGCGTGACCGTTGCCGAACCGCACGAGCTCGGTGTCTCGGGTCGCCAGTCCCTTGGGGTTGACGAACGCCGCGAGTGACCCCTCAATTGCGCCGCCTAGCGCGCGGTAGCCGTTGCGCTTGGCGAGCGTGGTCTGCTTGATGAACGTGCAATTTTGCAGATCGATCAGCTTCGTGATCGGTATCTGCTTGGCGTCCTGTTTTGTCTCGACGCCTCCAGCGAACTGGATCGGAAGTGGTTGCGGCTGGAGCGGCATGGCTACAGGACGGACCGTTGGATGGTCACTCTGAGATCTAGCGCCCGATCGGATGAACCCGACGATCCGGTAAGGACGAGATACCACTGGACGCCGGTAGCCCCGACCAGCCCCAGGGCTGAGTCGGTCAAGGTTATGAATCCAGGCGCGTTCGCCGCCGACGTCTTCAGCGCCGTTGCCGACAACTCGGTCAGCGTCGAGGCGGTGTAGCTGTAGAGGCCACACGAAATCGTCGTTGCGCCCGATGTCACCTTGTTTACGTCCAACGTGTATCCAGTGATGACGTCTCCGACCTCGATCGGAATCGGGTAGGTCACCGGGGTCGCGAGCGCGAAGTCTCGACCGAACGCCCCTGTGCTTGGACCTGACTCCAGGGCGGCGGTTCCGACCGACGACGATCCAGGGATGGTCAGCGTCCGATTGCGGGTGACGTTGTTGGTTACGGAGATGGCGCCCGCTACGGTCATCGTCATCAAGCTCGTTACCACCGGCGCCGCGGCGGGCCACGTCACCGCGTAGCTAGCGGCAAGCCCCGCCGGGCTCTTGAGCGTGACTTTGTTCGTGATGCTCGCAGCCTTCTCGTAGAGATCGATGTCGGCGACCGCGAGCCCGGACCACGGTCGTGGTGAGCCTTCGCTCTGCGCGAGATATCGCTTCGTCGCGTCATCGAACGAGAACAGCGCGCCGACCGAGGCGTAGTCACCGCCAATGCCGCCGACGATCGAGACATTCAGCGTGTTGCCCGCACTGAACTGGACGTTTACGCCGTTGGCGTTGCGGAAATACAGGTTGTGATCGACGTTGGAGACAAAGAACGCGCTCGCATATCCCGCAAGCGCGCTCGGAACCTGCTCGGTGAATTGGACGCCGAGCAGTCCGGTTGCCGCGTGCGAGCCCCAGGCGACGTCGGCGTTGATGTTGAGTCCGGCGCTCGGAACCTTCACGCCTTTGCCGGTTGTATGATCATGCGGATCGATCAGCCCGAACACCGTATCGAGAATGGTGTCCCAGACGTCGGCGCTGCCGTGGTCGACGGGAAGCGTGAGCCCCATGTTCGGCGTGCTCATTAGTAGATCTCCACAGATGCGTTTGGTTGCGCCGCGCCGATCGTCGTGATCGTGATCTGCTTGTCGTCAGCCGCGGTCATCGCCCACGCCCACGTGGCGTCGGCCACCGTCGGCGTGACCGTGCAACCGTGGGCCTTGCGTCCGAGGCCGTGGTTGATGCGGGTGGCGCCGATCGCGAGCGAGACGACGACGGCGTTGCGGCCCGCGACCGCGCTGGCAAGGTGATCGTGGGCGTCGCCGAGATCGGACAGCATCCGACTCGTGGTCTGCGGATCGAGGTCACCAAGCGTCCCGGTCTGGAGCTGCGTGCGCGCCTTGGGACGCGTGCCCTTCGTGGCCGACATCAGTAATCGTCCTCGTCCTCGCCGCCGGTTGAGCTGCCGAGGTAAAACGGCTCTCCCGCGTCGTGGTCGCTCGCGGTCCTCAGCTGACCAACTAACCGCGCGATCTTGGCGTCGATCCCGTCAGTCGAGAGATTTTGCCGCTCATACACGTCACGAAGCGCGAGGTGGAGTACCAGCTTTTGCTCGACAGGGACGTCGAACTGAACTGTATCGGTGTCGAGCACGAGCTGCGGCGCGAGCGGGACGTACATGAGCCGCAACGTCTCGACTGCGGCCGGTGTCGGAACGAGGCTGAGGCCCGCCGTCGATTCCCAGTACTTGTAGCGCTTGCCGCGTAAGACCGTGTGACGATGCTTGTCGTCGATCGAGATCGGATACAGCCGCTCCCATCGAGCCGTCGCGTCGGTCGCGAGACCAGAGGCCAAGATCTCGACCTTGCGGAGCTTGTAGAAGTCCGTCGGCAATGCGTACGCCGAGGTCCCCGAGACGGTGACGAACGTCGGCGACGTGACTACGTAGAAGTCATCCCAACGCTCGACGATGGGGTTGAAGGCCTCCTCGAGCGCGTCGTTGATCAGCTCGTTCGCGACGACCGCCGTGATGTCTTGCGAGTTCTCGTACTGGCCACGGATCAGGAGCGACGTCCGCAGTTGGAGCAGCGTGCGAGTGTAGGCCATCACGCGGCTCCGATCATCGCGAGCGCTGATTCGGGCGACATGATCACGCCCAGCGCCTGCTCGAGCGCGATCGGCGTGAGACTCGTCGGCAGCCCGACGCGAAGGCAGCGATCGTGGCGCACGTTGCCATGCGGATCGATGATCCGTGCGCCGTCGGGTAGCTGCACGAGCTCGAGCGCCTCGTGGCACATGTAGCTGGCCCACGCGGCGGCAAGCCACTCGCGAGCAAGTCGCTCACCGGGGAAATAGGGAAGCCCGACGCAGGACACGACCAGCGGCCGAATCTCGCGATCGAGCTGCGTGGTGTCGTAGGCGACGTCCACGCGGATACAGAGCGACGGCGGATCCCCGGCGGTCAACTCGACCTCGACGGCGCTCCGGGGATCCGGGTGACGAATCGAGACATCGCGCAGCGCGTCCGCCCACTTTCCAGCGAGCGAACACGTTGCGAGATCGCCGACCGTCGAGAACCGCATCGGATCAGGCCGGCGAGTTGGTGTCGTATCCCTTGAGCGACAGGACGGCCATGTCATTCACGCCGAGATCGGTCAGCGTCCCGGCCGGTGTGTAGATCCTGATCGTGATCAGGCGCGTCGCCGGCACGATGCTCGCGATGATCCCGTAGAGCGCAACGGTCGGTGATGCGCCGGCCGATGTGACCTCGATGTTGATCGGGATGATGTTGGCCAGCAGGTGCGCGATCGTCAGCACGTAGATGCCGGCGCTCGTTCGCGTCGGCGCCTCTGCTGCCACCGTGCTGATCCCGTTCGCGCCGATCGGGAACGTCGATGCGCCAGCCGTGAACGCCCCATTGGCCGGCACCGTCGGCGCGTTCGTGGTGTTCCCAAGCACCGCGACCTCGAAGAAGACGCTGCTGTGCGGGATCGCGAACGCGTGATTTTTCCCTCGCTTCATGCTTCAGCGCCTTTCACGAGAACGTGGCGGTGGTCAGCTTGATGTTCTGCCACGAGTTGATCGGGTCCCACAGGAACGAGCCTTCGCAGCTCGTTGCGTTGATGCCCGCGAACGAAGTCGCCGCGGCGCCGGTGGCCACGGTGGTCCCGGTCATCGCGATGTCCCCGAGCGGAATCGTCGCCGCGGTCGGCGTCACGAGATGGATCACCTCGCCGGCCACCTGGCCGTTGGGGATGCCCATCGTGGTCAGCGAGTGAACCGTGCCGGTGACCGACAGCGCGTAGATCGCGGTCATCACGTCGCCGGTGAGGACCGTGGTCCCAACGACAGTCGGACGCGAACCGGCGCGCACAATGCGCACCGCTCGCCATGCCGCGGTCCCGCCCGAGGGCGTGGTCCAGACGTATTCCGCTTCCTGGCCGGCGACCCAGAAGATCGGCGCGGCGTTGGTGACGTGACCCGTGGTCGCGTCCGCCGTCGTGATCGTCAGGGTGAGCGCCGGGGTGGCCGCCGCCGAGTCGACGGTGAAGATCTTGCGCTGCCCTTCGAACGTACCGTTGGGTAGCGTCACGGCCATCGTGCCCGAGATTTTCAGGCTCGTTCGGATGACCGTGAGGTTCACGGTGCTGGCGGTTGTGTCGATGATCTCGCGACCGAGGACCATGTTGCACGCCTGGAACAGCGACGCCCAGAACCCGGCCTGCTGATTGGCCGCAACCTGCGCCGTACCGGCCGCGGCAGCCGGCGTGAGGAGGTTCGGATCGAGATACTGAGTGAGTGAGTTTGCCATTGTCTTTTCCTTTCTCGATGCCGATTACGGAAGCAGTCCGACGACGTTCCAGCCCGGGCCCTTGTTCGACAGGTTCACATACTCGCCGATGCGAGCCTCGATCGCGTCGGCGTTTTCCGACACCTTCAGGATCGATCCGGTGCGCTTCTGCAAGAACATCGGCGCGGTGCCGGCGCTGAACAGAGTCCAGGTGTCGAGCTGCAGACCGTAGGTCTTCTTCTGCGGGCAGACGCGATCGGTCAGGATCGTGACGTCCTTGCCGTTGAGCGAGACGTTCCAGCCCTTGTAGCCGACCTCGGCGTCGCCGTCGTAGTTCTGGGCCTTGATGATGACCCACTTGCCTTCGAGCTGCTTCGTCAGATCCGCCGTTGCCAGCGGATGCATGATGATGACATCGAGGTTCGCGCCGAACTGATCGGCCTTCGCCATCATGTCGATCAGCACCTCGTGAACAGGCGCGCCGGACGTCGACGCGTCGACTCGGAGCCCGCCGAGCATCTCGGGCTCGATCGATCTGTCCTGGCCGTAGAACGTCGTCGCGCTGGGCGCCGCATCGGGGCACCAGTCGCTGAACCCCGAGAGCGCCGCGCCGAAGTCACCGGCGAGGAACAGAAAATCGTTCTGCGCCGCCGCCGCAACGCCGGTCGAGATATTCGTGGTGAAGGTGATCGTGCCGGCCGAGCGCTGAACGCTCGCGACGGTGAGCGATCCGGTGCGGAGCGCGCCGCTCGTGCCGTCGGTGCTCGCCATGTTGGCGACATCGGCCTTGACCCAGCACCAAGCGTCGGCTGGATCGTTGAGCGTGGCGATTGCCGTCGCCATGCTCGAGTTGGTGACCTTGCCGGCCGCGCCGCCGCTGTTGCGGAACAGGCGGAAGTTGAGATAGTTCGCTTCGGCCTCGATGCCGCGATCGAGCTCGTCGATCATGTCCTCGAACGCGTCCTCGGCGCCGGTGTCGGTCGCCTCGACGAGTTCGGTCTGCATCTTCGCGAGCCGGTAGTGGCTCTTGCGGGTGACCGTGAACACGCCGAAGCCGGACGCGTTGTTGGTCGCGGCCATCGCGGTGCCGAAGTCGGACGAGCCACCGCCTGGATACGAGATCCGGATCGGCTGCGTCCACGAGCGACCGCCGCCGGTGGTCGTGGTTCGCTTGTTCTTCTTGCTGAGCAGCCCGAACGTGGTGTTCTGCTGCGCGGCCATGTTGAGCAGAGGGCCAGCAGCGTAGTGCTGCTTGAGTACGGCGTCAGCCGTGGTCAGTGTGTCGCCTTGAGCCATTTGCGAATTCCTTGTCGTCTTTTCGACGACGATTCAGAGGACGTTGAGGACGTCGCGTCTGAGTGCGGAACCGCTAGCCTGGGCGGGTCGACCTGGGTGCGCTCTTAGCTTGACAAGTACGCTAATCGATCACTGGACTTGACGCAAGCACTTAGTCCAGTAGTCGCCAGCTCTACTCCGTCTTGCCGGCGATCATCGCGCGGAATGCCGCCTTGGTACTCTCGACGTGCCGGTCTCGACTCCACTTGTTCGGGGCCTGTGGCGGAGTCTGCTTGGGAGTCGGAGTGGCGGCCGGAGCCGGCTTCGCGACGATCGGAGCCGGCGCTGGCGCGACCGGAGCGGCGGCGAGTAGCGGTCGGCGCTTGTCGTAATACTTCTTGGCGTGATCGGCGAGGTAGTCGTTGGCGCGCTGGCTCGCCTCCTGCCATGACAGCTGCGTGCCGTCTTTTGTGACCGCCGCGCGAATCACATCGACGATGATCTTCCCGGGCTCGTCCTCGGCGGCGAGCCACGGGTACGCCTTGGCCGCTGCCGCAACGGCCAACTTGCCCTCGGCGTCGGCGATCGGCGCAAACTGCTCGGCGAGTGCGCTCGCCGCCTTGCCCCACTCCTGCTCGACCTGCTCGACCTGCTCCCTCTCGGTCGCCGTCGCGCGATCCTTCTCGAGCTGTGCCGCCGCTGCCGCTTCCCTGCGGGTCTGGATCGTCCGATGCGTGCGTACGATCTTCTTGGCCTGGGTCGCGTCGAGCCGAACCCGGATGCTCTCCGGCAGCGGCACGCCGAGCACCTCCGCGGACAGCAGAGTCACGAAATCCGAGACCTCGCCCCGGAACTCGTCATCGGTCGCGAACTTCTCGCCGCGCATCGACTCGAGCCAGTCGCGGTAGGCGCGTGGCGGCGAATCGATATAGGCCTCGAGCGAATGCGTGTCGGGCAGCGCCGCAGCCGCAGGCTCTGCCGCCTTGCGCTGCTTCTCCCATTCACCGCGTTCGCCGTCGAACTTCTCGCGCTCGGCCTTGAGGTGCGCGATCAACTGGCGGACCTCGGGATCGAGCGAAGGTGCCGGCGGTGCAGCGATCGCCGGAATAGCGACAGCTGTCGCTGGCGTGGCCGGTTTCGCTTCGGCGCCAGCCGCCTTGGCCGCAGCGGCGTCTCCGGCGGCAGCAAGCGCGGCGGGCTTGGCGACAACCGGAGCCTCTGGATCGAACTCGTCGACCTCGGCCGGCTTCACCGGAGCGGCGATCGCTCCTTCCTTCTTGCTCGCGAGCACGGCCTCGGCGAACGCCTTGCGGGCCTGCTGCGTGCGCTCGGTCTTGCGCGGCAAGCGCTGGATCGGCGCGTCGTGGGTCGAGGCGCTATCGATGCCGCCCTGTTTCGCGTCGCGAGGCGAGTCGTCGTCTGCCGGGATCGCGCCTGGCGCGTCAGCCGGCGCGGAGTCTGCGGAGCCTTCGACGTAGTCATCATCGCTCATAGATTCACCTGATGGTCCTGGGTTCATTCGGCCGCGTCATGCTCGATCACCTGATCCGAGCGCCACGGCTTGGGCACCGCGTTCGGCACGCAGCACCAGAGATTGCGGTCCTGATCGACGACATAGACCCGACGCCCGAGACAGCGCGGGCACCGATCGCCGAGGTGGAACTTCGAGACGTCGATGATCGATCTCGCCCGCGGAGCGGCGTGCTCGACGCAGGCCCTGAACTCGGCCTCGGTCATGACGGCGGCATCGCCCCGGGCGACATCGGCGGTCCGCCCGGCATCGGCCCCCCCGGCCCCATCGGAGGCGGTCCGCCACCGCCGAGTAGATCGCCGGCGTTGGATTGAGCCACCGTCGTATTGCTCTGAGCGCCCGCGAGCGACGGCGTGGACGGCGCGGCCAGATCCTCGAGTCGCTTGCAGTCCGCAAGGAAATCCCGGAACCGCTGACAGATCTCTTCGGAGGCGCGCTTCGACTTTGCCTCCTCGAGCTCGCCGAGCGCCAGCAGCTTGCCGAGCTTGAGGTTCATCTCCGGATCCGGCGCGCATTCGATGTACGGCACGCGCGGATCTGACAGGTCCGACAGACATTGCTCGATTCGGTGGACCGGGCCCAGGATGCCGCGGTTGGCGCGCGCGATGTCAGGCTCGTCGAACATCGCCGCGGTGAGCGATGGGTCTGGAATCAGTCCGGCCTTCGCTGCCTCGTTGATCTCATTGAGCTTGCCGCCGCGCGCCCCCGTGATGAAGTTCTCGGGCTCGATCGTCAGGTGATAGTCGCCTCCGTCGATGTCGACATCGGGCCACTCGTTGTCACGGATCCATGCCGCGACTTGCTTCTTGTCGATCGGCTTGGGCTGCTCGTCGAATCGCTTCTTGGTCTTGCCGGTGGCTTCGTCGTGCATCATGCGCGCGGCGTCGACGTGGCGGACCCCGATCTGGACGCGCCATTGCTGATAGCCGCTCTCGACGTGAGCGAACCGATCCGACTGTTGATCGTCCATCGTCTCGAGCGCTCTACCGCTCGGCGTCCCCGGCAGGCTCGCCTTGGCCTGTGCCGACCACTGTGAGATCCCGCTCGAGTTGTTCATCTCGCCGAGGATCTGAAACGCGATCCCCCACGCCTGCGAGCTGACCGGATTGGGCGCCACGTACTGCGGCATCGCGCCGTCGTGTTCGATGACCGCGGGGTGGCGCGCCTTGAGATGGTGTTTGTTCGCGCCGCCGGTGCGTGGCTGGAAGATCTTGAGCTGGCTGCCGTGATGCAGCGCCTCTCGTGCGTCCTGGAGGATGTCGTTGACCATCATCTGCGCGGACGACTGCTCGTAGACCAGTCCGGTGCCGCGGCCGATGCCGCGGGTCGGCGCGGTCCAGTAGACCGGCACGAGCGGATCGCGGATACACGACCATGGCGCGCGGGCGATCGTCTTGTTACGCAGGCACATGATCCATTGCCCGTCGTCGGCGTCCGGCGCGCTCGGCGGATGCCAGCTCTCGGCGACCTCGACCAGATCGGCGACGTTGCCGCCGACGTACGTATAGGACATCCACGGATCGATCCGCGCGAAGGCTGGCGCGGCGCGAATCTCTTTCTCCATCGACGGGAACCGCGCACATAGCGCGTCGCGATTCTCGGGTCGGACATGCGCGCGGTGACTCATCAGGCCGTAAAGGGCCTCGCGGTGGTCGTAGACGACCTCATAGGCCGGCACGCGGCGGAACTCGGTATCGCCGCGGGCCCGCTCGATCTTGCCGTAGGCCGTGCCGCGGATGATGAAGTCACGGATGATGAGCGGCGCGACAATCTCCATGTCGCCCGATCCCATCTTCCGACGGAGGACGCGCGATTGCTCGCGAGCGAACCGCGCCTCGGTGTAGTCAGCGTCATCGGCGCTGATCACCGGCATCGATCGAACCTTGGTCAGTCGGGCCGTGCCGGTGTCGACGAGGCTCTTGATCTGATTGATCGGGTTCGTGCCGCCTGCGCCGCCAGACCACCGGCCGTTTGCGCCGAGCCGGCCGCCTGCGGAGATCGGCGTGTCGTTGTAGATCGCCTCGGCGACGAGATCGCCGATCGCGTCGGCGCCCCACGTCGCGCGCTGGCGATCGACCCATTGCCATAGCGTCGCGCGCGCGTCGTCGCCGGCAGGCGCGATCCACCACTTGAGATAGCGAGTCTCGTCGCGATTGCGGCTTCGCTTGGGCGAAACCTCTTCGTACTCGCGGACGGCCGCGCCTTTGGTGTCGGTGATCTTACGGCGCGCCAAGGCCAGCACCGGCGGGTGCTGGGGTCAACGTGTCGTATCGGCCTACCGCGGCTCGCCAGGATGCTACCTGCGCGGCCAAACTCGGCGGCAGCGGTCCGCTGTTCTCGCCCGTCCACATCGATTCGACGCAGTCGATCGCCTGAGTCGCGGCGATCATCAGGGCGCCGATCTGTTCCGACGTCCAATCGGTCATCGTCGCGTGCTCGCGCTTGAGCGCCTCGTGGTCGACGGCGAGGTGATCTCGACGCTCGAGCAGCCACTCGTACGTCTCGACGAGATCGATCAACGATCCGTCTGGCGCGCTCGGGTGATCGCCTTGCGCGTGAGGCAGCTTGTTCTCTGCCAAGTATTCGCGAATCGCCTCGATCGCGAGCTTTGCCTTATGGGTGTCTGCCGCCAGTCGGATCTCGCCGCGATGCTGCCGCTCCACGTACGCATCGAGCAGCGCGCCCTCGTCAATTGTCACGTCGAGCAGACGACGCACGCACGCCTCAGCGTCCAAGGGGCTGCGTCCAAGGGGCTCACGAAGGAGCCGTAACACTTGCCGTCCGCCCAGACGTCGAATCGAGACACGCCGAGATACTGCCGCATGTGGCAATCCCTCGTACGCAACTCGATTCCGATGTCGATTGGCGTTCGCATAGCTGGACTCTAATCGATCATGGCCTCATCTGGCACGGTTTCTGTCGGTTTCGCCGCGGGCTGCTTCATCAACTCGGCGCCATAGCGCTCGTACATGGTCTCGCGCGGCCCCGGTGCTGTCTTGTCGGCGGGCGCCTCGATAGCCTTCATGTCGACGACGCCATCGAGCGTGACGCCGCCGGCCGAGAGGGAGGAATAGGCAATCTTTTCGCGGCGGAGCCAGAGAATGAACGCTTGAAGCTGTTTCGTCGTCATTGGGACTCCGCGAGCTTGTAGGTGTACTCGATGCCGCCATCCTCGTGCACGATCTTGCGGCGCGCGTACGTCTGCGTCTCGAATGACATCCGTTTTCTCACCGGACCGTCCTCGCCGATTTCAATGAACCTGACGTCATCCACGTGACCGGTCTCATGGAGCGGTACCGGCACGATGACCCGAGCCGGCGCGAAGTTTCCGACGTAGTGGACTTCGCCGTCCCGTGAGCCTCTGACGAAATAGGCTTTCATCCGACTCCCCTTCTGCGCCACGGCTGCTCGAATTCCTCGTCCATCTCGTCCTCGAGTTCCGCGGCCTGACGCGCGTAATGCGCCGGCGTGCCGGCCGGTGGTGACTGCTCCTCGGGGCGGAATCGAAAGTGGTAAGCGCGGCGTGCGGAATAGAGATCCGCGTCACAACAATCGTTCGCCAGCGTCGGATCTTCAACCATCCGCCCCGAGCCGTCGACCATGGTCGACCACTGGAGCTCGCGCATCTCCGCGATCAGCGGCGAGCCCTCGCGGTACTTTCGACGCTTCGCGATGACATCGGCATTGTAGACGTTGATCGCCGTCTGCTTGTGCTGCTTCTCGGCCTCGACGATCGGCAAGCCGTATCGGTCGACCCACTCCTTGCTCCATCCCTTTACGACCTGCTTGCCGATCCCGCCCGCGTCCGCGTCGATCGTGCCGATCGCGACATGCGCGCGAACCGCCTTGATGGCCTCGTTCTGCGCGTCGCTGTCGAGCCCCGACCGCTTCCACGAGCAGACCTCGTAGAGATTCGGATCGTTCGGATGCCACGAGTTGAGCACCAACGCGAATGGATCGTTGTACCCAAGATCCACGCCGAGCGCGAACAGGCCCTGCGTCCAGTCGTACGGCAGGTCCGCCAGCGCGGCCGGCACGTCGACGAAACCGTCATCGCGCGTCCGATGCGGCGCATAGAATAGGTCGTCATCGGTCAGCTTGTTGACCGCGTAGACGAAGTTCGAA